ACCCTTGGCCTGGTTGTCACCAGACAGGGCGACAGTTTTGGAGAAGCCAGTGCGGCCGCGGTTGTCCGGAGGACCACCGTTACCAGAAGTGCCGTCCTTCTTCAGGGGCTCGGGATACTTGGTGGAATCCGCGCCGTTGAAGATCAGACGAGCAACACGCTTGTCCCATTCATATGCGAGGGCCCGCCCAAGCTCCGTTGTATATACGGCCCGTGCGTCCCAGTAGTTCATGAGTTCGTCAACTTCTGCGACGGCTGTATCAGCCACCATCAGAGCATCGACGTTCACAACCCGCTCATTCAAGTCAGAGGGATCGTTGCCACCACCTGTGATCTCAACTCCCGGCTGGTGATAAGCCGCAGCCAGACGCCCGCTGATGGGGAAGGATACGGATTTGCCTCCGCGGATGTTCCTTTCACGGGTCTTGCCCTTGAAAACACAGAAGCGCTCGAAGGCGTCGAGGACTTCAGCGGAACCAAGACGAAGGAACAAGGCGCGAGCCTTGTCCATCTCAGAAATAGTGGCGGACCAAGAGCCGGCATCGCCCTTAATCGCGCCAAGCCTTTGCAGATCGGCGTTAGCCATGACAGTAAAAACAAGTTGGATGGGGAACTTGCTACTCGCCTTTACTGGTTGGTTATCCCCGCAGGGGCCAAGTCAGTTGCAGGGGTGCAACGTACCTGGCCCAACATTACTCAGAAAACATTGCTGCGTTCAAGAGCTTCTGCGACCTTGGCTCGATAGGCAGGATCGGTGTCATAGAGACGACGACCGCGCTCATCTTTCTTGTTCATTGCATTGAGCACTTCCTGCTTGCTGTTAAACACAGCGTCAGCAGATGGCGGACGGCCACCAAGAAGACGGGGCTCCTGACGGCGAGGGGTGCTCTGCATGCTCATCAAACTCTTGAGTGCCCAGCGAATGGCGTCCTTGTTGCCACTATCCACAACAGCGTTGTAATCAGCCAGGTCAGCTGCATCGAGATTGCTCGCTGCCCACTGGCTCAACTTGGTGAACTGCTCGTCACCGCCGACCATGCTTTTCAGCTCGGCCGCATCAGCCTCAGTCAGTTCGGCCCCTTCACTGGCCACCTCTTGAGTTTGAGACTTTGAGACATAGTTCTCCACCACCTGGCGAGGAACTTGGAACGTCTCAGCAAGTGCGTCGTAGTGGTCACTGATGTCTTGGCCGTTATCAGCCTTGAACATAATGTCTGCCATGTCCAAGCCTTTCTCAGACAAGGCTGTGACCGCATCTTCCCCGTAGGTTTCCACCGCCTGATCTCGCGTATAGCTTGAGGGAGGAGATGCGCTCTCGGTGGCCGGGGAGGGGTCTTGACCGCCGAGTTTTTTCTCTAGCTCTGCATAGGCTTTTGCTAGATCCTCGGTGCTGTTGAACTTGCCAAGGATCTTCTCCTCGTCAGTCGCCTGAGGCCCTTCCTCAAACTCCCTAGCCAACTCCTCTTGGCCAGGTGCGACCATCCCTTCACCCTGTAATTCAGGCGTGCTGATCTCTGGCCCGGTCACCTCATTGGGATCCCAGGGAATTGTTGTTGCGGCCATTAGCCCTCCTGTGGCGGTTGTTGCATCTCCTGCGCAGTGGCAGCAGCGTTAGCGAGCTTCTGAGGATCACCCATGCCGGACTGAAGCATTTGCTGTTCCATTGCCTGTTGCTGCGCTTGTTGTTGCTCAGCGGCAATTTCTTGCTCTGTCTTCACTAACCCGACCGGGCTAATCCCCATACTGCTTGCGAGTCTACGCAGCAATTCTGGCGGCTTAATGTATTGAGCAACAGCCTCTGGACCAATTGTTGTCTGAAGGATGTTCATGAATCTGGCGGTCTTCTCCAGGTCGTTGCCACGGCCAACACCAGCCAGACCCACTGAGGTCACTGGCTTGATCAGGCCCTCTGGTAAACGCTCCATGCCGCCCTGGCGTGCAAATAGCTCGAGCTTGCGAGAGATATAAGGAGCCTGGAAATCAACGGTCAGGTTTGCGTAAACCGAACCAAGAGCGTTCTCCAGCTGCAATGCCTGCAGCCTGACTTCCTCAGCAGTAACGCGCTCGGCCTGACGCATCTCAGCCAGCATGAAACTGGCCGCTAAGCGTTGCTCAATCTGCTGCAGTGTCTGCGATGCCACGGCCAAGTCACTGGACTTGCCGCCCATCTGAACGGGGAACACATCATCAGGATTGCCGGGCACATAAGCGCCGTTTGGTGCCTCACTGAGGTTCTTGGGATTGCAAACACCAGACGGCTTGACCAGGAATTTGCACTGCGCTGAAACAAGCGCACCCTCAGCAACAGCCTGGCTAAGCGCTTCTGCTGTCTGCAGGTCAGCGATACAGGCCGTCTCGATATATCCAGGCCCGTAGCTGCTCGCACTCATGTGCGTCATGCGCAACGGCAGCCATGGCGATGTGCTCTTTTTGGAACTTCCCCTGGTGCCGTCAATCTCTTTGTTCTTGTATTCCTGATACCACTCGACCCTGCTTTCAGACCATTCGATGTGTGTGTAGATCTTGTGCTTCTTCTGTTCGTTCTTCTCGAAGGGGTCCTGATCGATAACCCCACCCTGCATGAGCGGATCTTGATTAGCGACCTGAACTCGGAGGTTCTCCGGCAGCTGGTCCTCAGCCAGTTCCTCGCAGATCACCGCCTCCAGCGGGTTGCCAATCGGGTCACGCAGCAGCACGTACTGCCACAGGTGGTAAACCTTCATCCCGTCTTCCGAGATGTAGAGCATGCAGTTACCAGCCACGATCAACTGCAGCAATGCCTCGTGAAGCACCACCCGGTCGTTACTGGTTTCGATGCTGCGCAGCACTGACAGCTCGAGCTTGTTCAGCGCCAACTCCATGTTGGACTTCAGTTCAGCGATCTCGTCGTCAGAAGCGCCCTGCTCTTGCATGGCGACCTCCTGCTCCTCCATCGCCACCGGATCAACGGTGAAACGGAAGAACGCCTCAGTTGGAGGCAGCAACGCCATCAACAGCTTGCTGGCCAGGTTGGTCGTTCCACGGGCGCCAATCCCGTTCCACGGCAACACGTAGGTGTCCATGTTTTCCTGAACCGGCTCGTTCGAGCGCGGGATCAGATACGGGATCGTTAGCGCTGCTGAGCGCCTAGCTCTGCTCACCCAGTAATCCCTGGTGACGAGCATGTCGTCGTAGAACTTTTTGCAGCTCATGGTCAGCCAGTGATGTTGAGGCCGGTGCCCGGCGCGGAGCCGGTCCCACCGATTTGCAGTGAAGCGGTCGTGCGCTTCTTCTTCTTCTTCTCGTCACGCCGACTGGTCTGCGCACCGCGAGCAACAGGGTTAGGGCCTTGGCCAAGGATGCGCAGTGATGTCACCGCAGCATTAGCCGTTGCCCTGGCATTAGCAGTGCGCTGCCGATACTGGGCCTGCAATGCGTTCTGCCGTGCTGCTGCGGCGTTAGCCGCTTGCTGTGCTGCTGCGGCGGCAGCTGCTGCCTGATTGTTCTGCGCCTGCTGGACAACAGGGTTATTGGGCAACGCCCCTGCCATCCACGGCGGGATGTAAATGCCAGGCGCGATCTGTAGCCATCCAGAAGGTGCTGCCATGATCAGACTCCGATTTGAAGGCCAGCGCCAGGCCCGCTGGACAGGCCGGCCACATTGATCTTGAGCGTGTCGCGGCTCTTGTCCTTGACCGGCTCAATCTTCTTGGTGGTCTGCGCGCCCTCAGCTGGCTTGGATTGCTGAGTCGTGTTGTACGCGCCCTCAAACTGTTGAGCCAGATCAGCGGCCAACGCCTCCTGCTCTGCTTGCAGCTGGGACTGCAGCTCCTCAACGCGAGTGTTTGATGCGTTGATCTGTTCCTGCAGTTGCGCTGTCAGCTGATTCTGCTGATCACGCATCTGCTGCTGATACATGCCGAGCGAAGCCCCGTTGTTGGCGGGTGCCTGCTTCTCGACTTTTGGTGCGCCGCCGCCGAAGCACATGATCAATACCCTCCTGTGGTGATGTTGAGGCCGGTCCCTTTGGTCTTTTTGGTGGCCTTGGGCCGGCTGATGCGGAGCTTTGCTTTATTGGTCCGCTCCTGCTTCTCGTTGGTGCGTGGTGCCTTTGCCGTCTCCTCTGGTGGAGGCGTGCCGATCAAGTCGGCTAGGCGCTTGGCCTGCGCCGCTGTGTTCTCGGCTCGCTGCATCTGCACATCACGCAGCTCTGCTGCGACCGTTTGCTGATGGCTCAATGCCTGGTTCAGCGTGTTCTGTGTTTGCTGAATGCCCATGCTCATGGCGCTTTGCATCGCGCCGATCTGAGCATTAGCCATCGAGTCGTATGCACCTGTGTCGGGCATCTGGATCGTGCCCCCTCCGCCACCGCCGAAGCACATCAGATTCCGCCCTCCTCTTGCTCTTGTAACTTTTGAGCAAGCCAGCGGACAACATCGCACTGTCCGGCGCGGAACCAAACCTCCTTCTCAGACCAGTCAAGGTCAGCAGACCGCTCTGGGAATTGAGCTCCCAAAGCGGCTACCAACCTTTCATCAATCCGCGGAAGATACGACACCTAAAGCTTGCGACAGTCTCAGGTTACCGGTGGGTTCCACAAAACAGGAGTCTGTGCTTTTAGGTCGTATTCACCAGTGCGAAGTATTCGAGCGCAACGGGCTTGAGCAAGAGCAAAATCCTCATCAAGGCCGGACTTCAAATAGCACTCCAGCACCTTCTCCCACATCGACTGCTCGGTGTGGCACTCGGCTAGCGCCTTGCGTGCTGCGACCTCGCCGTACTTCGGACAACCCTTGTATCCATCGCTGGTGTCGCCGGTCAGAATCTGCTCGTACAGCTTCCGGTTGGCCTGGAACTCGCTCACCATCTCCACCGTGCCGTCAGGCAAAAGGTGTGCACCAGCGAGAGTGCGCATGTCCTTGTCACCGCTTACGACAACATCACCTTCCTGTAGATACAGGCCAATGATGTCGTCGCCCTCGATGCCAGGGTGGCGCCACACATCACAGCCAAGTTGACGCCCCATGCTGTTCGCCTCGGCTAGAAACTTGGTGTAGTTGCCAGGTGGCCTGCGCTTTTTGCGGTTGGCCTTGTACTCAGGCAGCACTGTCTTGCGAAAGTTTGTGCCCTGGCCGCGGCAGAAAACAACGAGGTATTCAGGTCGCGGGAACTTGGTGAGCAACGCAATCACCTGTTGGCGCAGGTTGGCCATTGCCTCGCCGTGGCGGAACACGTCACACCAGTCGCCATCGCCCCAGTCCATGCACTCGACTGCTGCAGCGCAATGCCGGTAGGCATAGAACTCAAGATCAAAAAAGACGCGTTTCACAGGAGCACCTCACACTTTGCTTTTGGCCAACGGGCTTGGGCGTATTGCAACGCCTTGGTCTTGTTCTCAGCCATAAAGCTGAGGGTCATCGAGCGATAGCCATCAAGGCGAATCAACACCCGGAAGGGCTTGGTTCTGGCCTTGGCGTCTGCTCTGGTGATGCCTGGGCCCTCGTTGTAAGAGAACTCCTCGGCTGCCTGCGCAGCGTTTTCCTTGTAGCGGTCCTCCCGCCATGCAGCGTTACCCACTACTGGCCCTCCATCTCAAAGAGCTTGCGGCCGAAATACATGGCGCCATCCCAATAAATGGTTCCGTGCTGGTCGCCATCGCGGATGGCTTTATCCCTCAGGTCGTGGCAGTGGCGCATCAGGCGTATCACCGCCTCTCTTTCCACGTCGAGGAGTTTCTGATCTTGATCGAACATTGCGGTCGTCATAAACGGAGGTGAGTTTGTGGGTTGCTCCTGTACTCCAGGAGATAAGACAACTTGCATCTGAAGTAGAAACAATTGAGCCGGATTTCCAGCCAGAGCCCGTGTAGAACTGAACTTGCTGGCCGATTGCAAAACGTCGGAAGTTCATGGCCTCCAATGCCCTGCGTCTGAATAAGCCTCAAGATCCCTAAAAGTTGGGGTGAGAAACTGTGGGTTCTGTTCTAAGAACTTCTTACTGGGAAGCACTGGATCTCTCGCGTTCTTGTTGAACTGAACGATTGACCACTTCCCAGTCAGTAAGCCCCTTTCCAGAATCTTGATCAGCTCCTCTTCTGAGATGAGCCGTTCAAGAACCATCAGCCACCTCTTTCAAATAGTTCTGCCAAATCTGCTTAGTCAGCCCCTGGTAGGTAGGCTCTTGGGCAGGTGGTAGAGCAGTCGGTTTCTGTGGCGGTGCCGGCAACATGGCCAGTTGTTCTGGCTTTGGTGCTACCAGCTGTGGGAGTTCATCTTTGAACCCCCAATTCCTATTGGCCAGGCCGTTCTCACAGCGGTAAAGCGGTGACATCAATTCCTGCCAGGTCGGGTATCGCAGGAACTCACGATCTGCTGTGGACTGAAGCCACTTCTCAGCAGCCCAGAGGAACTGCTGATCACTCACTTCTGGAAACTCAGAGGTGAATGAGATGTACTTCAGCTGGCAAATCTGAGGGGACCAGCGATCTGCTTCTTTGATCCGCAGTTGTGCGGCGACCATCTCGGCAATAGCCAAGAAGGTTTCAGGGGTCAGCTGGG